CTAACAACAGGGATTTGTGCCACATTAAACCGTTGTTATAGATTTTTTTTTATTATTATTTATTGTAGGAAACCCGGGAAAGTCCCGGGTTTTTTTATGCTCCATTGCCAAACTATGGAAATTCTCCCGGAAAACTTTTATATATAATTATGAAACTATTGTATACTTGTGTATATAATACTTGTTATTAACTTAAAAATATAAATAATATGCAATCAAAAACACCAACAAAATTACAAAAAGAGTGGATTCAAGCTCAAGATCAAATGACAAGAATTGAAGATCTAACAGAGGCACTCAACGATCTAACAAACCTAAGATCAGACTTTACAAACTGGAACTTAGGAGAATCTATCGACAATCTAGCATTCGAACTAAAAAGAATGAATGACAGAGCAGAACAAAAGTAAAACAAACCGGGAGAGTGTAAAAGCTCTCCCATTAATTAAAAACAATAATAAAAATGGAAACACAAAACAAAAACTTAGGATTATTTTTAAACGGAATCCTTAATTTACAAGGAGCAACTCCTTCAGAAAAGATCTTAATGATGCAAATTGCTGTATCAGAATCACTTGGTCATCCAAGGATTAATGTTACTAAATCAGCTGATCAAATTGGCTACACAAGAAACGGATGGCAAAAGATTGCTAAAAGACTTATTGCAAAAGGATTTATTCAAAATCCTAAAAGAGGTTATTACGAATTAGCAAATACAAATATATTTTAATATGGCACTACCTACAATAAATGAATACTGTCACAAGGTCGACCTTATGGTGGCCACAGGTGAATTAACTATAGAACAGTCAATAGTTTTAACAACTACATATAAACTATCCCTTACAGGGAAACATGTAAATGTAAGATACTTAATGCAACTGACTAACTTAGGTTGGAAACAAATAAACTGGTTACTTAATGGCTTAGTTCAAAAAGGTGCTATTAAGAAAATCGATAAATACTTTTATACAATATGACAGAATATCACATTATTACTACAAATAAACACGATAAACATTATGACGTCACATTTTTCGACAAAGATGTTTGGAATCGTCATTACGAATATCTAGAAGTCTATGCTAAAGAAAATGATTGGAAAGACATTTATAGATATACTAAAACATTATTAAATCCGAATGATAGAAAAAAATAAAAGATCTAAATTTTTACAACAACAGCTAGACGATAAAGAGTTTACAAACTCCTTTAATTTTATAAAACGAATTAAAGGAGTTGACTCTACTGCTAAGTTATTATTAATAGAAATGTGTAATGATTTATATATGAACGGCACAGTAAGTTGGAAGCAATCTACTTACGCTGATAGGTTAGGATTAACAAGACAGCAAATATCTAATTGGTTTAAGAAGTTTGTTAAATTAGAAATACTACTACCAGATCCAAGTAACAAGCAAGGTAGTAAACAAAACAAGTATAGTGTTAATCATTATAACTTTAAAAAATTAAGTAGACGTGTAAAGCCCGGGATACACACATGTAAAGCCGGTGATACACAACATGTAAAGCCGGAAATACAAACATGTAAAGAGGACTTTACATATAATAAAGATAATAAAGATAATAAATCTTTATTATCAAAGGAAGAAGCTTTTGGGGCTTCTTCTTTGAAGGAAGGTCCGAAGATTGCCTTACATAAATTTAACATTAATGACCTAGATATTTAAGATAAATATAGTATGAGAAAGAAAACTGTTACACAAAAGGTTCAAGCTTTATTAACTGAAGACGAATTTGTTAATCTAAATAGATTAGTTTTTTGGGACCAAACAAAAGGTAGTAAACATGGAACATTAAGTTCTTATATAAGATACCTGATAAAAAAAGAATTAACAAGTAGACCAGAAGAAGATTATAAACCTATAAACTATAAAGAGTGGAAGTAGAATTATATATACCAAGACACGTTGAAAGATTAAATATTGATTGGACTGATGGAGAATTAGTATTCCTTAACTTTTGGTTTAAGATTACTAAAGAACATGGATGGGACACAAGATATTACATACATCCTAAAGATATTTGTGCTATGCTTTGTATTAGACAAAAGAAAAGTAAAGTACATTTTCAAAATCTTAAAAAGGTAATGCACTTTGGTATGTTAGCTGATTATACTTGGGTAATAGAGAATAAAAAGATACCTAAACAAGGTTTTGCAGAATGGGCAAGAGTTACTCAATCAGAGAATTTTTATAAAATAACTGATACTGAAGCAATAGCTAAACATTATTATGTTCAAGCATTACTATTCCATAAACCAGACTTAGTAGTTAACCATGAAACAGGTAAAGAAATAGTATGGACACGACAAGAAGAAGGTAGTCTATTACCAGTGTTGGATAAAAATTGGATGAGAATTAGGCAGTAGTGATTAACCCAGATAAAATAGAAAACTATTTAGACTTATCATCAGAAGAAAAAGGATTCTTACAATCGATGATACATGTTGATTACTTACAATTAGTTAACATGACTAACCTTGCTTATGAAGAGGAAGGTAATAAACATAGGGTAAACGCCTTAGAGTTTTTATATAATGATTTACTTGATTACGAGTATGAAGAGAATTACGAGCTTTGCCAATTATATAAAGACATTATAAAAAGATATTACAAGAATGGTTAACAATTTTATATCTGAAAGATATGATGACATAATGTTAATGTCTAAAAAGATTTGTAGGTCTCATCGTGAATGGGAAGAAGTCGGACATTTTAGTATTGAAAAGTTTATGATACATGAACGAGCAGAAGAACTTATAAGAGCCAATAGAGCAATGAACTTTTTATCAGGTATTATACATAGATCTTTTCATTCATCAACAAGTCAGTATCATACATTGATTAGACAAAAGAATAGAATGTTTGGGGTTGACGACATGTCCGGAATAGATTCAGAAGATAAAGAATATGACTATGAATTAGATAGTGTCTTAGATGTGATCCAAACAATTATAGAAGAAATGGTAGTTGAAAACCGAGATCAATGGTTTCGTGCTACATTATTTCAACAGTGGTTAAGTAATCCTAACTTTAGTAGTATGAGTAGGAAAAACGGAATACCAAGAACAAGTATATCTACGGCCGTAAACGAGGCCATAGCATATATACAACAAGAACTTAAAAATAGAAATATAGATTATGAGTTTTGAATTAGTAATAGGAGTAGCATGTGTAGGTGCTGTATGGCAAGAAGTTCCGTTATGGAATAGATTTTTAGAAGCCTTAATGATTGACGTTAAACCATTTAACTGTGCATTATGTTTTACATGGTGGTGTAGTTTAATACCATTCATTTATACAGAAGGTGTGTTAGGTATATTTAGTAGTATAACAGCAGCTGTATTGGCAGATTTAATTAATAGACAAATGAATAGATCATGACGCAAGAAGATTACAATTGGCTAGATGAACATAAACTATTTTTATATCATAGCCAACACATAACAAAAGAAGAACGTAACCAGTTATACCAAATCTATAATAGAATTACAGGTGAAAACAAAAGACCTAATGGATGTGGTAAATGTTTACGAACAACATTAAATATATTAAAACATCACTATGAGAACTTTCAACGTATATAGAACAGAAAAAGGTAATTTAACTTTTAGAGTTAATGATGAACCTATATATACCATTCATGCAAAAAACCATGAGCACGCTAAACGATCGTTAGAACAATTAAGAAAAGACGATAAACTATTCAGAAAAAATAACAAATAACTATGCCATTTAAAAAAGACGATCCTAATATAAATAGAGCAGGAAGAACAGGACCTAACAATGCTACTAAACAAATTAAAGAAGCATTTGCTCAATTACTAGATGGTAACTTAGACCACATGTCAATATGGTTATCTCAAGTTGCTAGTGAAGATCCTAAAGCAGCAATGGAATTAATGATTAAACTATCAGAAAGATTTGTTCCTAAATTAAGACAAACAGATATAACTAGTAATGGTGAAGATCTATTTAAGAATGTAGCCTTTAATTTCGGACCACCAATAGATTCAGATGCAAGAGAAGACGAAGAAGTATGATGTGGGGATTCTTTATAGGAGTAGTAATCTTATTCTACTTCTTAGGTAGATTTATGTAAACAAATAAAGGTAATGAGTAAGACATATACAGGCTTTAATCCAACACCACAACAACAATTAGTAATAGATAAAGTATTAAATACAGATGCTAAGTATATTATTACTGTAAGTCCTCGTCAAGCAGGTAAAACAATGTTATCAATAAACATGATGTTATACTTTGCAATTAATAATACAAACACTACAACTTGTTTTATAAGTCCTATCTATAGCCAAGCAAGAAAGGTTATGGAAGAGATGTATGAAGCAATCAAAGACTCAGATATAATAGAGCGAGTAAACTTTAGTCAATTTGAAATTAAACTAAAGACCGGTAGTAAGATCTTATTTAAATCAGCTGAACGAGAAGACGGGCTAAGAGGATATACATTCGATTATTTAATAATAGATGAAGCAAGTTATATAAAAGAGTCCGCATACAAAAGAGCAATACAACCAACAGTATTTATAAAAGGAAAGAAAGTACTCCTATTCTCTACACCAAGAGGGCGAGACTGGTTTTATAATATGCATAAGATGGGACATGACCAAGAATTCAAACAATACACATCATGTAGAATGAGTTATGAAGGAAATCCTTATGTAAACCTAGAAGAAATAGAGAGTGCACGTAAAGCCCTACCAGAAGCAATATTCAGAGCAGAATACTTAGGAGAGTTCTTAGAAGGAGAATCAATGGTATTCCAAAACTTCAATACAAATATATTCGATCAATATCCACGTCCAGTAGGTAAAGTATATGGAGGCCTCGATACAGGGCAAAGTTCAGATTATACCGTATTAACACTAGTAGATTCTCAAGGTAAAGTAATAGATATCTATAGAGATAATAAGAAGACCTACGAAGAAATGACTAATGAAGTCCTAAGAAGAGTCCGTAAATGGAATGCAACTCTAATGGTAGAAACAAATTCAATTGGAGGACCAGTATTCGAATCCTTAAAGAAACAATGGCAAGACACGCATCCATTTAATACTAGCAATTCAAGTAAGAGAGAAATCATCGAGTCACTTATTCTAGGATTCAACGAGGGATCCATTTGTATTCCTAGTATAGAACTAAGTCCAGACCTACATCATGAACTAGAAGTGTTCGAGATGAATTACAATCCTAAGACAAGAACAGTACAATATGCGGCAAGGACTCCATTCCACGATGATATGATTATGAGTCTTGCTATTTCAAACTACAATCGCCTACAAAATAAGAGTTACGGCCAGTATGTAGTGCAAGGCCGGGGACGCTAACTATTTCAGATACATATAATATTATATTTAATAGTATATGTTCAACCTCAATATAGATAATCAAACATACAGATTCCCTGA